GTCATCTCTATATCGGGATTTAATTGTTTCATTAAATTCTTCATCTAATTTGAAGTTAACAAAGAAGTCCATCGATTGTAAATACTTGTTAATTAATTGATTCATTACAGGTAAATACATCTTAATAATCTTTGTTTTAATACCACTATCTAATAACATTTGTTTAGCTGCATTAATATAATCCATTTCTTCTAATGTAGAAATCTTTTTATTATCTTTCTCTTGTAGATTTTCATTGTATGTTTTGAGAACACCTTGTGCCTCTGATACATTATTTGAACTGTTTATAATCTTTTCAATATCTAAATTAATCTTTGTATTAAAGTTATTCAGTTCTGTAATGGATTGATTGTATTTAGCAATCTGTATTTCTTTTATCTTAATCTTTTCATATTCTGTGGTAATTTCTTCTAATCGTCTTTGTTTACTTGTAACTTCTTTGTTTAATTGTTCTAAGGCAGTTTCTAATTCAGTAAGTTTCTTTGTGCCTTCATCAATCATTGATGTTTTAAATTCACTATCAATATCTTGTTTACAAGTTGGACATTCGTCTTTCTCAGAATAGAACTTAATATCTTTTTTCTTTTTTGATACTTTATTTTCAATGGTCAATTCAAAGTTTTCTAATTTCTTTAAATTCTTTTTAACCGAATCTTCATCAGAGATTGTATTCTTTTGTATATCAATGTTTGATTGTATTTCTGTTATCTTTGTATTGTACTCTGTTATTGTGGTGTTGTTTTTTTCAATCTTATCTTTATATTCATCAATCGTTGATTGTTGTTGCTTCTCTGATTCTGCAATATGTTTTTCTTGTATGGTAATCTTTTCTTTTAAATGATCAACTTCTTTTTCTAAATCTTTAATTTCAGTTTCTAATTCTTTTTGTTTCTGTTTAGCCAATATATTCATTGTAGAGAATACTTTAATATCCAATATATCTTCTACAACTTCTTTTCGATGTTGTGTTTTTAATTGCATGAAAGGTACAAACGATGAACTACCTAGAATCACCACTTGTGTAAATGAACGATAATTGATTTTAAGAATATTCTGTTCTAAGTATTTCTGATAATCCATTGTTGTTGAATCTTGATTAATCAGATTGTCGTTTTGATATATTTCAAATGTATTTGGTTTAATACCTCGTTTGATTATAAATTCATTCTTACCAATTGCAAACTCTACTTCAACCTCTGTGCCACCCATATTGATTGTATTAATCAATTGTTCTTTTTTAATATCTCTGAATGGTTTATTAAAGAGAGCAAAACACAATGCATCTAATAATGTTGATTTACCAGAACCATTCTCACCTATAATCAGTGTTGTATGATTCTTATTTAAATCAACTTCGATAAATGTATTACCGGTTGAAAGAAAATTCTTCCATCTAACTTTTTTAAAAAATATCATATATCAATATCGTTTGCTTCTGTGTACAAACTTCTCATTAATGTTTTTAATCTACTCTTATCTAACTTTGTATTTAATTGTTCAACATAGTTATCTAAAAGTGTGGTTGTATCTTCAGCCTTTTCTGCGATATCATCTTCGACAGATGAAGCATCTAAGTCTGAGTAGTCTTCTATGACTTTTAAATCGTGTATATTAGTCATCTTATAGAAACCATCTAAGAAACGATCAAACATATAATAATCTTTCTTTTTCTCTACGATAACCTTAATATATGAATCTCTATACTCAGAGTAGTCAAATTCTTTATAATCCTCTGTATCGTCATTATAATAGATTTTTCGGTGGATTCTATAAGGGTTTGCAATGCGTTCTAACTCTCTTGTTTCTGTATCAAAAACATGAAACCCTTTAGGACATTTATAATCAGACCAGACCATTTCATATGGTGAACCAAGATAGTAGATATGACCATCGTCTGACTTCTTATGAAAGTGACCTGTAAATACTTTCTCAAATCTTTTTAAATACTTCTTATCTAAACCATGTGTGTTTGTTAAACCATTTAACATCTCAAATCCTGCAATCTCTAAATGACCACAAACAACATCAGCACTTTCTTGTTCTAACATTGTTTTAGTTTGAGCTGCATTATCAGGACATATCCATGGTAACATTAGAAAACGAACATCATCTAGTGTCATTATCTTTGGTCTATCATAAATGAAAGGTTCGTGTACACCATCATAAGTTGTAAACAACTCTATGGGTGCATTAATCTCATTTGTATTTTTGTAATAAGTATCGTGGTTGCCGATAATGATATGTGTATCAATTTTCATATCCCATAAAGGCAACATAAACTTATTTCTAAAATCACTTAGTGTTTTAAAGTTCACAAACTTTCGTCTATCAACTACATCACCTAAATGTATAAGATGTTTGATGTTGTTCTTTTGTAGATATGGAAAAAATATATCGTTTAAAAATTTATATTGATACTCAGCAAAGGCAGGACTATCTGACCTAACACCAAAGTGTGTATCAGCAATTATCGCTATTTTCATTACATAAACAATTCAAGTTTAGATTTGATTTTCTTTTTAATCTTTTCCTTTTTCTTAGGTTTGTCTTCTATCGTATTCTTTTGCATGTAATCAACATAAGAATTATGATAGGTTGCATCATCGCCTTCGATAGTTTCGTATTCTTGCATATCAACACGACTTAAAAGTTTTTGTTTGATTTCTGCTTGTTTCTTTTCTTTTTGTATTCTGCGAATAAATGCATAGTAAATTATTTGTGTAAAGTATGCAAAAGGATTGTTTGATTTTTCAGGATTGAAATTAGAAACATATTGTAAACAATTTTCAATACCATCAGAGATCATGTCATCTTTAAATGTGTAGTTTATAAAGTTTGGTCTATAAGATAAATGATTTGCTATCTTTAAAAAACATTCACCCATATAGTTTGTAATGGGAGGTTGTCTCCTTCCTCTCTTTTCAGCCTTCGCACACATATCCTTATATTTTATCATTTCTGTTAAAAAGTCTTTGTTATTAACATAATGTTCTTTTGGTTTTTGTGATTTCATAATATTCTCAATTTCTTCATGTATTATATCATACTTTTTAATATTTTTCAAGACCTATTTTTTCCTTGACAAATAGTAATTGACCTGTTATAATCTGGTATGTCCAGCCTTTGGAGATTAGTGTTTGGTTATCTTACCAGAGATTATATCATATAACTCTTTCCTTGTCAACTTTTTATTCCCACTTTTATAAGAATCTTCTAACATTTGAAGGGACTTTTCTGTCTTTCTTTCTGCTTCTTTTATCTTTTTAATATTGTCATATTTCTCTTTTGTGGTCACATAATAATCTTGTAAGGAATCGTCTGGTCTTGCGATAGTCATTATTCTATCTTTATGAATGGAAAAGACATTATCATATGAGTGATGTACCCAATCAGTTAAACAGATTGTTTCGTCAACAGCACCATAATCATTTACATTAGAATGTATTTTAAGCTCCATCGGTTCAACTAATCGAACAAAGGCGGAACCTTCTTCGTGTGTCACATAACAAATAATTTGTTCACCACCTGACAACTTGATTATTTTTAAATCTTTTGGTGTCATTTTAACTCCACATTATGAATAGAATATTCAAATTCTTCTTCATTGTAAATATTTATGCGTTCTGAAAAGTGATGAAGTGTGAAATTCTTATAAGAACCAATAGACATATCGTCTGCAATATCATATAATGTCGCATCTGTTTTAGATTCTGATTGTCTTAGACTTCGACCAATCGATTGTAAACTTCTTATCCTAGATTTGGTTGGACTAGAAAATATAACATTATGAAGATTACGAATATTAATTCCAGTGCTAAAAGTTCCGTAAGAGGCCACAATGATTGCATTACTTTCATTTTCGACAATCGCCCTAATTTTTTCCCTATCCACAGTTTCAGTGCCACCATAAACAAAAAAGACTTTACGGCCTTCACTAACTTTTTCTTTAATATTTTCATATAGGGGTACTCCATGTTTTTCTACATACTGAAACAGAACAAGAGTATTACCAGTAAGGCGCAAACAAAGCTTACGAATAACATTATTTCGTACTTTGTGTCCTGTGAGATATTCCATCTCCTCTTGATAAGTTGCGTTTCGTATGTGTCGTCTATCTCTTTCATTGTGTTTTAATACCAGACATTTAATTGTCAATTTACTTAATTGATTTTTATCAATCAGTGTTTTTGTAGAAGTTGCACGATACACAGTACCAAACAAACCTTCTAAAACTAATTTGTGTGTTTTTGTACCGTCTAAAGTACCAGTGGTACCAATACGATACTTTGCATTATTTAAAGAAGTCATTATACCTGTTAACGACTTTGCTTTAAAATTGTGTGCCTCGTCACCGATCACACATTCAAATTGTTGAAAATAGTTTTTATCTAAAGTTGCTAAAGATTGCCATGTCGATATCACTACATCTTTGACCACATCTTTATCATAACCATGATAGATTCTATGGCAATATTTATCCACATCCCAACCATAATCTGCAAAGTCTGAATACATTTGTTCAACTAAAGATGTTGTTGGTACAATGATCAAAGTCTTGCGATTGGCCATTTGATGAAATCGAACTATTGAATAAATGATGAGTGACTTACCAGAGGCAGTTGGTGATAGTAATAATAACTTGTGTCGTTTGAGTGATTGATAGATTGCCTGTATTTGATAATCTCTGACTTCAATATCTTTCCCTTGCGATTTGGGTTTTAAAGACTTACAGAATCCTTCGACATCTTTAACATCAATCTTTGTCGATGTATAAACATCTTTTCCTTGCACTACTTCTAAGTCATTCTGTTTTGCAAACTCACGGACATAGGCAAGTAAACCACCATATAATTTACCGTTTCTTTTATCATACAGACGGATTTTACCATCCCATACTCTATTACGATATTGTGGTGAAAACTTGGCGCCAGGAACTTCAAAAGTAAAAAACTCTGATAGTTCTGCAGCTATATGAGGTTCACATCGTACTTTGATATAAACTTCATCAACTTTTTCTATATTGATCCTTGAGTGAATTTCTTCCATTCGATTGCGTTCTTTATATTAAATGTACGATTATTAATATTTCTAATGATGCCTTCTATATAATTTATAACTGTTCGAAGATAAGTTATTTTTTGTGATAGTTTAATTAAGTCTGCATCTGATTTAATGTACTTGTCAACATCTTGTCTAAGAATTTTAATGTCAAATGGTTTCTCTCTGTAAACAGATTCATCTGCTTTACCAGTATAGTATTCCCATTTGTCTTTGGCAAGAACATCATAATCGTCTTCCGCTTTCTTTAGAAGTAATGAAAATTTAGAAAGATATTTGAGATATTTGTTGTGAATGATAGGTGTACGAACTGATTCCAT